AAGATTTTCAGTTCCAACTACTTGAGCCATAACATCTCTATTTTCATCTAAATATGTTTTGAAAGCATCATTAACTTTATTTAATGGCAATTCTGAATTTTCTCTTAAATATTCATCATAAAACCTTGTTAATTCTTCATTCATTTTTCCATAAGTTGATCTTGCATATAAAATCAATCTATTGACATCAGTTTCTTTTCCTAAAGTTGCTGAAGCATTAGCATAAAGTTTTTGTTCAAAATCAGATGATGCACCAGATCCTGGTGGTCTCATTCTTGGAGTTACGAAACTTTGTTCTGTTTCAAATAATTGTTGTAAATTAAAATCTTCAACTTGTTTTTCAGTCATTAAACCAGAAGAAACTAATAATCTTTTTAAAGGCATTGTCATTTCTGACATTTTACCTGATTTAAAATCTGGATTTTCTGCAATAGCTAACATTCTATCATAAACTGCATTTACATCTTTATTTGCAATTAAAGTTTCAAACATTTTATCAACTCTTTTAATATCTGATTCTAAAAATTCTGATTTAGTTTTAAAATCAAGTTTTTGATCTACATTAACTGCACCTGATTTAATTAATTCCATTGCTTTATTTGTATATGCAGAAGTACCTTCGACTAAATTAGGATGCAATACTGCCATCTTTTTTTGCAAATCAATTCTATTATCTTTGTTTAATATTTTTTGTAATTCTAATTCATTTTTAATAGCATCTTGACCTTGCGAATATTCAAATTGTTGTTTTTGAAAATCAAATAATTGTTTTTTATATGCTTGTTCATCAGCTCTAGCTTGAGCTTCATTTCCTCTAGCCATACCTTGAGCCAATGCTTGACCAAAACTAACTGGAGTATCACTATAACCACTAGCCTCTAATAATCCTTGAGCTATTCCTTTACCTTGAGGAGATACAATAAAATCTAATAAATTATTTTTTTGATTTGGAGAAGATTTGGCATTTGTATTAAGTGCAGAAAATCTATTGTTAGCTTTATTAATTTGTTGTCTATTAGATGGAGCAAAAGAAATATTTTTATTTGGAATAACACCACTTGTAAGTGTGCTATTTTCTAAATTTGGTGCATAAAAACTACTTGGTTGATTTAAAGCACTAAAATTTCTTTTATTAAAGACTCTTTGTTGTTGAGGTACACCATTAAACATACCTCTTCCCACTCCTACTCCACTTTGTCTTGGATCTTCCATTCTTACTGCGCCTACACCAGTTCGATTAAATAAAGGTGTTCTACCACCATAAAATTCTACCATTAGAAAAACCCTCCAAGTAATCCACCACCAATAGCACCCATACCTGCGCCCATTCCTGGTACCATTCCTGCTAACTGAGCTCCTTGCATTGCTCCACCAAGTAATCCCGCACCTGTGTTTCTAAATACTGGTCTTGTTGTTGCTGTTGTTGTTGGTACATTTGCACCAATAGAGCCTAGATACTCTCTTAGTTTGTAGTAAGGTTTTTGTTGTTCAAAATCAAATCTTGCCATTGCATCTTGTGTTTGAGCCATATCCATATCTTCATAAATTTGACCAACTCCAGCAAGTGCTTGAATATCGTTATAATCTTGTTGAGCTAATTGAGGTGCAATTTGAGTAGCATTCATCATGTTAGCTCTTTCTTTATCGTATTGACCACCATAAACTTGATTTGCTAAATTACCTAACTCACTAGCCAACACTTCTTGATTTGCTGCAGAGCCTAATCTACCTGCTTTACTAAACTGTGATTGAACTCCACTAGTTACATCTCCAGCCATTTGATTATATAAGGCTTGAGAGTAAGGATTAGATGTAGGCGATAAATAATCTCCTTGTAAAATAGAATTAATTTCATTTTGACTAGATGCAAGAAGAGGATTATTCATTGATCGTTGCGTAGCTAAATTTAATGCTGCAGTAGTTTCTGGAGCAAAATCTGCATAAGTTTGATTTGGATAATAATTAGGAGCTGATGATTGAAACAAGTTTTGTGCTTGATCGAATGCTTCCGTAACATAAGGTTTAACAAATTCAGATGGCTCTGCACTCGTTGTTGTTGTTACATTTGTTGGGTTGCTACCTTTACTCATAATAATTCCTTACTAAATAAATATATTTTTTGTTCATATCCTTTTAATTTCTTGCTCCATCCTTTTCGCCCTGCAACTTCTATTGCTTGACAATGATTATGCTTTGCAAATTTTTCTATTTCTTGTTGTATTGGCTCTAGCCAATTATCCATGTTACTACCTCCAGCAAGGAAATAGCGACAAATCTTTTTTTGTGGATACTGTGCAACTTCAGTTACAACAGCACACTCTACTTTGTTATTCCAACTTATAAATAATTGAAAAGAATTATTTACTAATCCTTTTAAAATATCATCAGTTGTGTAACAATCATCTAAAGCCTTTTTTATAAGAGGCTCAACTTCATTCCATATAATATGTAAATCTTGTTCTGGTACTTTTACAATCATCCAATAACTACATAACCAAACTTTTGATCGGTATTTGAAGAACTGGCATGAGTTAGTGTTGCTGACCCATTTGTTTTAGCAGAAACATATAAATTTGCTTTTGCTGAATTAGAGTTAGCATTAGTAGGCTCTAGAATAATAACTGAATTTAATGATATTCTTTCATCAACTAAAGTTGTTGTTGTTTGACTTGCTCTTAAAGTAACATCTCCAGTTGAATTTAATTTACCATCTAGAGTATTGTTTACAGTATTTGAAATTAATCGTAA